CTACCGGGAAACCGCCGAGGACATCGCGGCGCGGCTCTGATCGACCGTCAGCGCGTCATAGTCGCGCTCGCACTGCTGGCCGGCGATTCGGGCCTGGTCAGCGTACTCTGCCAGTTCGCCCGCGCGCTGGTCAGCCCGGCCGAGCACGTCGGCAAGCAGATCGAGGGCGTCGCCGGCTGCCGGGCTTCCGGCGGCAGCGGCGGGATTGCGGGCGGCTGCGACGAGCTGGTCGACGCGCTGCTGCAGGCTGCCAGCGGCAGCGCGAGCAGCGAAAGCATCAGCCAGCGCCGCGGTGCGTTGTTGTTTCGCATCGTTTGCGATCTCCGTTTGAGCCGCGGTGCGGCGTTGTTCCTCGGCGCGGGCCGCCGCCACCGCGGCGAGCTGCGCTTTCTGCGCGGCCGCAGTCGTCGTACGCACGCCGTCGGCATGCCCCTTGAAGTAGCAGCCTCCAGCCGTAATCGCGAGCGCCACGATGAAGGTGAGCCAGACGCGCGGGTCGAGGATCGTCATGCCGTCACCTCGCCACCGGCAGCCTGATACGCAGCGAGCAACCGCTCGATGTCGTTCTCGTGCTGGCCGTAGCCGGCGCCCGGCAGGCTGGCCCACACGTTCGACACCTTCGCGACCGCCTCGCGGAAGCGGCCGGCGTCGATCAGCGGCAGTGCGCCATGCTCGCGCAGCTGCTGCAGCGCGTACCGATCCTGCGACACCGGCCCGAAGTCAGGCAGCTTCATCTGTGCCTGGTAGATGCGCCACCAGCGATACAGGATCTGGTAGCGGCCGGCCGCGGTCGACGGAACCGGGATCTGCCGATTGAGGACGTTCGGATGCGCTGCGTAGCTGGAGAACAGCAGCGGCTGCGCCGGCGTTGAGCCGACCAGTACGTTGTAGCCGTCGTCCGACTTCGCGAGCAGTGCTGGGCCGATCTCGCTCGAGGCGATCATGTCGAGGAAGGCGACGCGGTTCTTGCCGCCAGCCGTCGTTACGTCAATGCGCGCCATGCTTGTGCTCCTTCTTCCACCAGTAGATGTGTCGCCCCATCACCCATAGGCACACGATCGCAACACCGACCATCATCAAGGTCTCGGGCATATCGATAGCCGCGACCATGCGGCCAGCCTTCAGGACGTTTCCCATCGCCGCTACTCCGATTACCGAGAACCCCAGCGTGCCCCACCAGCCGGTCGCAATCGCGTCGGTGACGGTGATCCAGACGCAGAACAGCAGCGCGACGACATTTGCGATTACGAAGATCGAGACCATGACCATCATTGCCCCCCGAGGAAGCGACGTTTAAGGGCCCCGATGAAATCTGCGTTGTTGATTTCTTTGAACAGCTCTTTGGTAATCGCCAGCCCGAACAGACCGACTAGAAAGCCGATTGCCTGCTGGGCACCGTTATCTGAGATCGCGAACCACGTGACGATCAGCGGCCCGACGAAGTACGAGAAAGCGGCGCCAGCGACGAACGAAACGGCCTTCTGGCGCCCCGACAGGCCATCACCAATGAAACGCAACGCGATCAGCGATCCAACCGCTCCAGGAACGATCTTCGCGAGTAATGCGACAGCCGCTGTGGCGACGCTAGTTGTTGGTTCGGCCATCACCCCCCCCTCTGTTTGAATTTGGGATTCCCCATCCGTCTTTCTTTCATCATGAGCCGGTTGTGATGGCCGTCACGATCACGTTGATCGATGAAACGGTAATCGGAGAAGTGGTCACATTCGCAAAGCGAATCGTCACCGTATTTGCGCCCGAAACCCATCCCGTCAAAGTGAGGCCAGCAGGAAGCGCACTGTTATACGGATTCACCATCACGTTTGTCGTGCCGACCACCGAATTCCCCATCGTGACCGTCATATCGACGGTTGAATTCGCGGGAATCGAGCCTGGATTCAGACTGTTGAAATGGCTGTAATTGACCTGCTTGATCGTGTTGCTGCCGGCGCCAATACGTGTCTCGCCGTCGGCCAGCACCTGAAAAACATCGGAACCAATGCCACCGATGCCCTTGACGCTCGCGACGATATTGGTAGATGCCGCCCCGGTTGCCGGGGTAAGAGCCAGGTGCTGCGAAGGCAGCCCGGATACCGAAATACCAGACGTTGGCGCAGCGGACGAACTGCCGTCGATCAAGACCCCAGTCACGAAATGCCGGATCCGAATCCCATTGTTCCAGTCAGACGTGCTGTTCGCGCGAGTGATGTCCACGCCGGTTTGCGGAAGGAATTCACCGAGGCCGCTAAGCAAAATACCGACGCCAGCCTGATTTTGATAATGGTTGTTGACGTCGACCTCGATGCCCTGACCGTTGTACGTTCCAGTCGACGCGTTCAGTGTCAGCTGCGTGTTGATCGACCACAGGTGCCCCGTGAAATTCGGGTTGCCGCTTGGTGAATATGCGCCTGCGAAGAACGCGACTCCATTGCCGACGAAGTTGGCTTGAGCCCGCGTTTCTGCGGAAAGCGTGAGCGCATCCAGTCCAGACGTGCCGTTGCTTGGCGCCGTATTGAAATAGCTCCCGACATACGTCGAGCCGCCGTGAGACGCGGCCTGCGGAAGGCTCCCGGGTCCAGAAAAGACGACACCCGGATCAACGATGATGCTGACCGGCGGAACTGGCTGCACAACATTGGCGCTCAGGTAATACGGGCTGCCGGTGTAGGGGAAGCGTAGCGTTCCTCCAGAGCACGCATTGAATGCGTTCTGGACATGCAGGTAGTCATCGTTTCCATCTCCGTTTGCCCCCCAGCTTTGCACGAGCGGCCACGCGCGCAGCGCCTGTTGCACCGATAGCGCTGTCGCGCCAGCGCCCGTTTGCAGGAAGCCGACCATCGAGGCACCCCCGGACGCGGAAAGCTGCCCGGACAAATCCGAGACAACCTGATCCCATACGATGGCTCCAAACGCATCTGCGACAACTTGGCGGTATGCCCCAGATCCCCAGATGGTCGCCTGCCCGCGCGAATCCAATCCGACAGGATTCGTGTTCGGCTGCGTCATAGCAGAATCCTGCCAAGTGTCTTTCTTGGTCGTGGTGCCGGGCGCATAGAACGTGACCGTTCCATAGGCGAGGGGCTTCCCGTTCTGGTCGATGAACTGGGTTTTCCCGTTCGGAAGGATGGAGGCCATTGCTTCCCCAAACAAAAAGGCCACCCAGAGGTGGCCTATAATCAAAAAACCCCGCACGGAGCGGGGTTCAGGAACTCAAATGGACGATCAAACTATTCGCGCTATCGTCGTAGCGGCTTCGTACGGCGTAATCGGGGCTACTTTCCCGATTGCGAAGAAACACCTATTTGCCCTGTGTGATCGCATTGACGAGCGCATTGCCCGTCGGCGCGGCGAATGGGACGACGAATTGGGAAAGCCCATTCCGTACTGGGACCGCGAACCCGGGGCGCGAAGTCAAGACGGCTTGCGCAAGGCGTTGCCCGGCGCCGGTGTAGGGAAGCGCACCAAGGCCGATACCTCCAAGCGTTCCAAGGGTTGATAGCGGGGCAGTCGCGAGCCCCGCTCCAATTGAGCCTGGCGCAAGGAGAGCCATCAGACCGCGGCCAGCGGTTCCAGAATCGGGATACTTCGAGCCAAGCACTGACTGAGCGGCTGTCGAGAAATCCTGCATCAATGCATTGCCTGTAGCAGTTGCACCCTTCCCCGCAGACCGATCCCCTGCCTTGACTGCATTCTGCAGCTGAGCAGCGGTGAAAATTCCCTCGTTGTTCATGGCGCCTTGAGACGCGGCTGCAACGCGCATGCGTGCAAATCGCGCATATGCCGCATTTGCGTTTGCCAATCCTTCTACTGCATCCGCAGGATTGGTTCGAGCGAGAGAGTTCTCGACCGCAGCGCGAATTTCTCCGATCGCCGTTCCGAGCTGCCGGTTATCGAATGAAGGATCGCCGGCATATCCTCTTGCCAAGTCGCCAAGCTCCTCCTGTACCCCCTTAAGCGTTTGGCCGTCCATGTTCCCCTGCGGACCGACTTTTCCGAAAATCTGGGTGCGAAGAGTGTTCATGAACGTCTGGCGTTGCGCCGCAGGAAGCTGCTGCGCCATTCCAGTCAGTCTCAAGATATCTGCCTGGAACCCCGGATCTGTAGCCTGAAAAGACATGCGGCCCAGCGAATCATCGTAGGCTTGTCGAATTGCGTTCCGAACAGCTCCTACGGCTTCCTGTCCCGCCGGCCCTTCATAGGTTGCACCGATGGGGGCCAACACTTCGTTGTAGGTTGCTCGATTGAAATCCTGAAGGGTGCGTTGCTGCGCGTTCTTGATCATGTCCCCGAGAAACGGAACGCTCGACAGCTTTGCCTCGGTACGAGCAAATCCGCCTCCGAGAATTTGTCCGGGCGTCAACGTCACACCCGAATCCAGCATTCGCTGCTGCGCCGCCCCGATAGTCGGTGAAATGGCTGCGCCGACGGCCTTGAGCAGCGGATTTGCGACGCCTCCCACGGCAGCGCCAGTAGCGGCCTGACCGAGTTTCTGCTGCAGAAAGTTGCCCGGCGCCGTTACCGGCTCGAGCAAGCTACTTGCGGCACCAGAAAGCGCGCCCGCACCGATGCCGCCGAGCAGTCCCGTTCCCGTCGGGAGCGTGGCCGCCAAGGGTGCCGCGCCGATCACGTTGCCCGCCATGCGCCCCCAGTCAATTCCGGGAGCCTGCCGCTGACCGGTCACGACGCTCGCAAGATTCTGCGGTTGCTGCGCGGCTCGATCGGAGTTGTATTGGACATTCTGGGCCCGAATCGTTTGGTCGATCTGCGGAACGGCAGCATTGATGTCCTTCGCAAACTGCGAATCCGGCGCAACCTTATTCGCCAGCCATGCACCGCCATGCACGAGCGACTGGACGCCGCCTTTGATCGCGTCCCCGATTCCCATCGTCACCGACCCAGGCGTTTGCCACGGCTGACCTGTCACGGTCGGCTGCAGTGCTGTGTTAGCGCCTGTCGCAGAAACTAACGGTTTGGTGGTCGCATCCGACGGTTGCGACGCTTCGCCCTTCGCTGCGATCACGCTGCTCGCCATTGCCATCAGCGGGTCAGCATCAGCCGATGCTGGCGCAGCAGATGCGACGGGAGCGCTGTTTGCCGGCTTCACCGTGCCGCCCATGACGCCATGCGCCATGTCGAGCAACGGGTCTCCTGTTGATGAGATCGGCGTCGGAGTTGCCGGTGCGGCAGCCGCCGCTGTCTGCGGGGCGTTGAGGCGCTGGCCGGTTGGCGAAATCACCGGTGCGCCGCTGATCTGCGCGGGCGTCAATTCGCTGGCATTCGCGGCCCCTGAAAGTGCCGAGGCGATTGTGTCGCCGAACTTGCGAACCATGTCGACAGCGCTTGCGAGTTTCCCGACATATTTCGGATCCTCGGCATAACCTCCTGCCTTCAGCGCGCCTGCATAGGCCGTCGCATCCGAACCCTTCCCTACCGCATTGCGATAGTTGCTCGAGATCAGATTCACGAAGTCGTTGCCGAAGTCCAGCGGCGACGCATATGCGCGGTACTGATCGACGGAGCCCGTCTGGTTGTCCTTCGCGGCGACACCGGTCCCCTTGATGTTCCCGAGGTTGTTCGTGCCGGGAATGACAGACTTGCCCCACCCCGTTTCGAGACCCCACTGACCCAGCAGCACGTCGGGCGCGACGCCAATGCGTTGACTGACGGCCGCGGCGACCGGGCCGTACTGATGGATGAATCCCTGAACGTCTGCCATCAGAATGCCCCGAGCGCCTTCATGGCCTGATAGTCCTTCATCCACGATTGCAGCTTGCCCTGCGCCTTCAGCTTCTGCATCGCCGCCTGTTGCGCAGCCGGATCACCGAGCGAGCGGATATAGGACACGTCCGGATTGAATGACTGATTCCACTTCGTCTCGAACTGCGGAAGTTGGCTCGTGTTGTTGCCGTTCTGCGCGAGGAAGTTCGTCGTCGCTTGCTGGCGATCGAGCAGTGCTTGCTGGAGGCCCTTCGCGTGCGCGATCGACTCCTGCAGCGCCGGCAGGTTCATGTTGTTCGGGTCCGGCTGCCCAGCCTTCGCTGCAGCCACCCGCGCATCGCTGCCGGACAGGCCGAGCGACTGCGCCGCCTGGTCGGCCGCGCTGTTCAGGTAGCTGGTCAGCAGTTGATAATCCTTCACCGAGTCGCCGGTCGGCTTCTGGCCCGGCAGCGCGCCGAGGATCGTCTGAATGACGCCACCAGCCTGCGCGATCGGCGCGGAGCCCTTGCCGGCCGTGATCGCGCCTTGGAGCGCCTGATTCGCGAGGTCGTAGGTCTGCATCATCGGCTTTGCCTGCGATGCCGCTGTCTGCAGCGTGTTGTAGCGCGTCGCCGCTCCGCTCGCGACATCGGATGCACCCAGCGGCGTACCAGTTGCATAGCCGCCGCCTTGGGCCTGTGGAACTACCCCGCCGGCCATCTGCCCTTTCGTGTAGGTCGTCGGCTGGCCGTTCTGATTGATGGTCATCCCGGGCGCGAGCGCTTCACTAGGCGACAAGCCGTTCTGGACCGTATAGCCGACCGTCCCGACACCGCCGCCGGCCGCAAGCGGATTCTGGTTCACTGCGACCGTCGCGGGGCCGGTATTGACCTGCGCGTACTTCGGCATCATCGCGTTCAGCTGCGTCTCTCCGCTGAGGGCCGACATGTAGTGCTGCTGCAGCCACCCGCGAAGCGCCTGCGGGTCGGTAGGCATGGATTGCATCTCGGCTTGAAACACCTGCGGCGTGATCGCGCCGGCCTGCAGCTGCGTAACCCCAAAATTCATCACGTCTTGCGGAGAAAGGTCGGGCTTCGTCAATAGGCTGCCGAGTCCCTGCCGCAATCCGCTTTGCGCCTTGATCGACTGCTCGAGCTTGGCCGTGTCGATGTTGATCTGCTGCTGTTGCTGCGTGTTGATACCCTGCGCGATCTGGCTCATGTTGTAAGCCGCGCGCGGATCCTGGCTGATGATCCCCATCAGCTTGTTGTTGTCGACCTTTCCGGTATTCGGATCGGTCGCCTGCTGATAGGCGGCTGATACAGCGCGATTTGCATCAAGCTGCTGCTGCAATGCTTGACCGTTCGCATTCATGTATCGGAATTGCGCAACCTGCAACGCCTGCTGCAACGGATTGAACTCGGGCGTCTTCGCTTGGAGCGGAATCGAGGTATCGAGCGGCATCATCACACCTGGAAATAGATGGGGTTGCCGGCGGCAGTAGTGCCATACGTCGGATTCGCGGCCGTCGCGCTCGCGAGTGCATTGTTGTTCAGCAGCCCATAGGTCATGCCCGCACTTCCAAGGCTGCTGAGGCCGTTCGCGAGCGCGTTAGCTGAGCCAACGGTGCCCGCTGCGCTCGCGTTCGCTGCACTGGTTAGCGTGTTGCCGATATTGCCGACGGCCGTTGCGCCAAGCGAACCATTCGTTGCCGCCGCGTTCTGGCCGCTACCGACCAGGCCCGTCAGGCGGTTCACATTGTTTGCAGCCGAGTTGTAGTTCGTCTGGAACGTGCTCTGCGCTTTTCCGAGATTCGTGGTGTAAGTGTTCAGCGCGCGATTGAAGACATCGTTGTACGTCGAATCCGCTAGGCCGGTTGCATAGGTTGACGCGCCTTTCAATGCAGCACCGGACGTCCCGAGGCCACGCGCGGCCGCGCTGTTCTGGACTGACTTGAGCCCTTGATCAAGGGTGAACTGATATCCAGGCGTTGCGGCGGCCTCTGCAGCAGTAGGGGCTTGAAAATCCGCATAGCTGAACTTCTGCTGCAGCGGGTTGTTCGGGTCAGTCGACCCGAATGTGTACGTGCCGTCACTGTTCTTCGTGACGTTGTACCCCATCGCCGACAACAACGGATTGATCGCAGACGTCCCCAAGTCCATGTAGGGCTTGAGGTTCTTCTGCGTCTGCTGCCACTGCTGATTCTGGAGCGCCGCGGCATTGTTGGCGGCATCGGCCTGAGTCTGGGCGGCATCGCCAGCCGCGCCCGCGCTAATTGCGGAACCGGCCAGTCCCGCAACAGCTCCGCCCGCAATTGCTGCAGCTACGCACATGTCTCACCTCGCGGAAGGTCTTTGAGTTTCAACTCCATCACCACGTCATCGGCGATGTAGCCTCGTCGCTGAAGAATCTCGAAAAGCTTGCCGGTCATCGTGACCGGCCATCCGATGATGCTGACACCGCGTTCACGCAGCACGTCCTCGATCTTCGACATGAAGCGCGGCATCGAGTGGCGGTAATCCGGCTGCACGTAAAACGTATCGACGTTCCCGCACAACTCCGTCTTCAGATGCAGGCTCTTGTACAGGATCAGCAGCGCGTACCCGTGCAAGGTGGCGCTCTCATCGCGCAACGTCATGGCGATCAGCGAGTGGTGGTCGGCGAGATATAGGTACTGGTCGATGTCGGGATCGATTTGAAGACCGCGCTGCCCGTGATAGGCGCACGTGTCTTTCTTGATCTCCGAACACTCATCCCAGCTTTGCTGACCAAGCGGGACGATCTCGTCCGCGAGTTCGCGCGTAAAATTTTCGATGGCAATCTTCACGGCGTCACCTCCGTGCCCGTAATGGTCAGCGTGACTCCAGCGCCATCCGCATAGAGAGCTGTCGGATTGACGACCTTCGCGTTGATCACCTCGGGAACCATCACTGATTTCCCGGCCGCGACCTGCAGCTGATGAAGGCGTGTCGTGTCGTTCGCGGTACCGCCGCTCGGAACGAGGTAGAAATTGACTGTCACGGCCGCAGCCGTCGGGTTCCAGAGGTTGACCGTATGAGCCGCGCCCTGAATGGCGGTGCCTGGTGCATACGTCGCAGCGGCAGTACCCGTCAGGACGCCCTGATAGAGGGTCTTGAAATTCACGCTCATACTTGGGCCTCGATGAGTTTGCGAAGATCGTCGGTATCGCGGCGCGGTACGGCGACCGGATCGGGAATGGCGGTGAGTGCGCGCGCCGGCACGGGAACGGGCTCCGGAATCACCTGCGCTGGCTTCGTCGGTACCGGCACAACCGCTTGCACCATCGATTCGAGCGCCACGACGCGTAGCAAGAGCGCCCCTAGGAGAGCGCCGGGAACGACACTGTTCTCAAGCAAAAACAGGTCAGCAATTTGCTTCCCTTGCGCCTCTACCTGTTGTTGCAGCGTGACGATGTCGATCGGCTGCCCTTGACCTCCGGTGCGCGCGAGTATTGCGAGCAGATAGTTGAACCATTCTGGCGTCAGGCGCCCGTCCGGACCGATAATCGGCGAGCCAGGATTCGGCATGTTTGCCGTTGTGTTCACGCTCATGTCCGCGCCCTCGAGACATCCACCCACGCACCGTTGAGCGCGGTACGGATCGGCTCGGACCACGATAGTTCGAACACACGATCGCGCGCATAGCCGAGCCGCTGGAACTGGATCGACGTCCGGAATTCACCGCGGCGCCCCATCGTGGCCGTCACCGGATTCCCCCACGTGGCGCCGCGGTCGTCACTCCAACGCAGGCTGACCAGAGGATCCGTGGCGTCGTCCGGCATCCCGGCACCCACCTCCATGTCGGCGATAAACTGGCGGAACATCACGCGATTGCCGTCAGCGCCGAGAATGTGCGGAAAGGACCGAATCCGCTCGATCGGCGCGCCGTTGTCGGTGTAGGCGTCCTGATCCAGCTCGTAGACGACGCCCGTCTGCCAGTCCCCGACGAGGTTGCGTCCGCCGTTGAACGAATGACAGTTCATCCGGTGCCGACTCAGCGAACCGTCGGCCTCGAGGTACGCGCGCTGATGCCACTGACCGGTCGTGACGTCAAAGCACCACGTCGCGTTTGCGGTCGGGAACGTGAGCACGTAAAAGGCATGCCCGTTCTGCAGGTATGAGAAGCCAATTGCGTCGTCGATGCGAGCGTACCCCGCAATCGCAGCCTCGAGGGCATGCGTCGAGATACGTTCGGCCTGGTAGTTCCGCCCCCCGAATACAACGCCATGCCCCTGCAGGTCCTGACCGAGCCAGAACAGCGCAAGATCGATCTTTGCAACCGAGTGCTTCGCTGCACACCCGTGCTCGATGAAGACGCCCGGCATCCGCCCGAACGTGAAGTCCGACGCCCCGGTGTTGAACCAGACCTCCGTCGTCAACGCCCCGAACAGCCAGATTTCGCGATGCATGACAGCCAGCGTCACGAGGTTGTCCGAGTATGTCGACTTCGACGCGATGTCGAGCGGATCGAAGGTCACGTCGAGGTACTTCGAAATGTAGAACTGCGGGCTGTTCGGCTTGTTGAAGACGAAATAGCCATCGACGAAATCGACCTTGTCGGCCCCGTAGAATGCCGGGTCGGTACAAGCCGCCATGAGGTTGCCTGCCAGATTTACCGTAAAGCCGAATGTGGTCCCATCGACGATGAAGATCGAAATTCCGTTGTCCACCATCGAAACAGGCCCGCTGCTCGTCGTCAGTAGGCCGAGCGATTGATAGCTGCTGTCTGCGTTCACAAGGTAGACGTTTCGGCCGACCACCTCATAGCGTTGGCCGTTCGAGGCCGTATAGATGGCGCGAGATTCTGCTGGCACGGGCGGCGTCGAAACGAGCGTAAGCCCCGGCGTCGGATAATACGTGAACGGCGCCGGCGCATCCTGTGGGTTCTGCTCGCCGTACAGGTTCACGCAGCGCTGCGCTTCCGCGATCAGGCTTTTCGCGGCGTACGCGCCGAGGGTCAGAGGTACGCGCATCAGTACGGCCTATCGCTGTAGATGTTGTACCGCTGCTTCGTCGCGAGCCCGCGCGGCATGCTCATTGCCTGGATCTGCACGTTCATGCGCTTGATGACGCGTTTCGCGTTCATGGCGAGGCGCACCAGCGCCGGCTGCGGATCGAGCTGGTACGACGGCGCGAGATATGGGCCGAGGCAATAGCGAATCGCAGCCATGTATTCCGGCGGCAGGTTGATCTCGTCGCCCGGTGTCGTGAATTGCGGAAGCGCCTCGAGCGTCACGATGTGCAACTCGAAACTCGCGTTCGGGATCGGGTACATGAACAGCGTGCCGAGGGGCCACGCCGCGTCGTAAAACGCATAATTCGGGAACGACACAAGCGCTTTCAGCGCGATACGCGCGTAATCCTCGCGCGCCGGAATGATCGTCACCGGATAGTCGATCGGCGTCGCTGTGCCCGGGTTCAGGCGCGCATATGCTGCGTTGATCTGGTATGGCCACGATGGCGTGTTGAAATTGCCGCCGGGGCCAACCGTGTACGACTGCGCGCCGGTCGATTGGAGCGCAGTGTCAACGAGGTGATAGACGCTCAGACGCTCGCCCTGCCACTGGCCGAGCATCATGTTGAGCGTATTCAGCCCATCCTCGGTATCGTCGGGCGAGATCGACTGTCCGATACCCAGCGCGCCAATATCCTTCAGCGCAAGGGTGAGCAGATCGACGGCCGTAGTCACGCCGCCTCCAGCGCCGCGCGGATTTTGTCGTTCGACCAGCGCTTGTCGATCTTGACGCCCTTCTCGTCAGCGATCTGGATCAACGCTGCGCGCTCGTCATCGGTATCGACGGCCGGCGCAAGCGCGGCTTCTTCCTCTGCGCTGTTGACGAGGACGCCACCGACCCATTTCGGGTATTCGATGAAGTCCGGGGCTTGCTCGCGCGGCACAAGCTCGACACGCTCCGGCTTTTTCCAGCCATCGCCGAGCGCTTCGAATGCAGCCTGCGACTCGACGATCTGCTGCTCGCCTTTCGGGCCAGTGACCCACATCGGGAATTCTTGGAACACATCGCCTCCGGAAACAAAAACCCCCGCCGAAGCGGGGGTCGATTGCTGAAGCAGAGCGCCCATCAGCGGACGATCCGGCAGGCCAGTTCGTTGTACACGGGCGCCCAGCCGTACAGCACGTCGATACGGCACGGGACGGTGTCGGTGCCAATCGCGTACTGACGTGCGATCCGCATCGAGATGCCCTTGTGCACGCGGCGCGCGCCCCAGGCGCCGTACTTGCTGACGTCCTCAAGGTCGGCCGTTGCCAGCGTGAACGCGTCACGGTGATACGCGAGGCTCGCCGTGTACTGCGTGGACGCGGCAATGTCCCACGTGACCGCGGCGGCATTCGCCGGGCCGGCGGTGACGGTCTGGTACTGCTGGTTCGACGTGGCCGTGTTGATCGCCGGGAAGATCGTCAGCGTCGCGTTGCCCGAGCCGTCGGCGGTCGCATCGGCAAGCACCGTGAACTGGCGCAGCACGCCGGTCGACTGGCGGTTCTGCGGGTTCACGCCGAACACGCCGGCGATCGTGAACGTGTCGCCCTTCTTCACCGTCGCCGCAGCACCGAGACCGGTGACGAGCAGCGTCGAGCCGGTTTGGCCAGCGCCCGAGACGGTGCCGTTCGTGCGCGTACCGGTCGTGAACGTGTTCACGTTCTGGTCCATGCCGATGTCGAAGCCGAGGCCCGACGGCGAGAAGATGCCGCTTTCGTACTGCTCGCCGATCTTGTTCGACGGATTGAACAGGCCGGCTGCCGACTTGACCATCGAACCGTTCGTCGCCGGGTCCCAGACCACGGTGCGGCGGCCGTCACGCGGGGCAGCCTCGTTGTCGAGCTTCACGCCCGCGTCGAGCAGCACCTTGATGTCGTTCGGTATCGTGCCGACCGTGCCGACGTTGTTCGCGACCGTGGTTGCCAGACCGAGCCCGTCGAAGTCGATCTTGTTGGCGATCGTTGCCATCGCCGGCTTGAGATAGCGGTCGGCGAACTCGTCGACGATGAGGGTCAGTTCTTGCGAACTGAACGTGAAGTCGACGTGGAACTGCGTCGTCAGCGTGATCGGCACCGACGTTTCGTTCACGTTCTCGATGTTCAGCGCCGGGCCGGTCGTACCGACGAAGCGATTCGGCTTGCGAGCGTTGACGGTCGCGCCGATCTTCGCGCCGCTGATCGCGAACTCGTCCGAGTAGTCGCGATTCGAGCGGGCCGTGAAGGTCAGCATGTTCTCGAGAATCATCAGCGATTCGTCGAGGATCTTGACGGGTGTAAGGAGAGTGTTTGCCATTTAAAGCCTCATGAGCGGTTGCGTTTGCGCCATGCGACGTAATCCGCCGTCGAGGCAAATTCCTCCGGTTCAACCGGAGCGGACTTGCCGCCAACAGGCGAGATCGGCGCGGGCGCCTTCGATACGGGAGCGGGTTTCGCCTGAGCGACCGTCGTCTCGAGACGGGCCAGTTCAAGCGCCATGCGAAGCGGAGGGAGAGACAGCAGCCGTTCGGCCTCTTCGGGGTTCTGGCCGAGGTGATGAAGCACCTTGTGGCCGGCATCCATCGAAGTGACCGCCTCCAGGAATTCGGGCGATGCGCCGCCGAGCATCTGGAACGTGCGCAGCGATGCGTCCCAATCCGGGAACTCGGTCTTGCCGGCGTCGAAAACCTTGTTGCAGGCCGCGTCGAACTTCTCCTGCGCAACGAGCCGGGCCGCCTCTGCGCGGATCTGATCCGCAGTCATCGGCTGTGCCGTGGTGGTCGTCGCGTCGGGTTGAAGCTCGCGCAGACGTGCCTCGAGGGCTTCGCGCTGCCGTTTTTCCTCGTGCTTCTCCCGCGTCAGCTGGTCGATGCGCCGTTGCACCCAGTCGTTCTTGGGCTTTTCCTGCTGCGGCGGCTCGGTCGCGTTCGCGGGTTGCTCGGTGCCCGGGGCCGTGCTCGTTTCAGCGGGCTCATGCGCCGGTTCCGGGGTTTCCGTCGTCGGCGGTACGGTGACTTCCGTCGGTACTGCTTGGTCTTCGGTTTGCATGGACGTATCCAAGGATTTGCGCCCGGTGATGCCGCGCCGGTACGGAAAGCAAAAAGGGCCGCTCCTTTCGGATGCGGGCCTTCGGGAAATCTGATCGGTCGGGGTTAGCGCTGGCCGCCGATGATGTATTGCTCGGCCGTCGGCGTGATCGGGCTGGCGGTCGTGTTCACGAACTGGATCGCGAGCGTGTTCGGCGCCGAGACGCGCACGTTCCCGATCGACAGACCGACCTGGTGCGACGGCTTGTTGACGTCGATCGAGTCGCCGACTTGCAGACCCGGCACCGTGAATGTCTGCTCGGCGCTGGTATTCGCGGCGACCTGCGCCGGCGTCAGCGTCTGCGTGATTCGGTAGACGCCCTGAATCGGGGTCGTGGACCCGAGGTCCTGGAGAATGCCGGGGTAGCTCATGTCACTGTCCTTGAGGTGCGGGCGTAAAAAAACCCGCACTCGGCGGGTTCTGGGGTGGCTGCTGCGTCGGGTCTGGCATCGGAGGTGATCCGTCCTCCGGCGCGCCGGTCTGCATCATCTGCATGACGACCTGCGTTGCGACGTGCGCGACGAGCTGCGGATCGAGCGGCTGACCGAGGGCCTGCAAGCGCTTCGTCTCGGCTTCATACGACTTGATATTCGTTTCCTGAGCATCCTTGCCCTGGCGCGCGTTCTGGAGCGCAGACGACAGGTGCTCGATCATCTGGCCCATCTGCTGCATCTTCTGCTGCATGTCCTGCTCTTGCGGACTCGGGCCTTCGCCGAGGATCTGAGGCGGGATCGTACGATGCAGGCGCTCTGCGACCTCGTCGGCCATCGGGAAGTCCGCAGCCTTGAACAGCAGGTCGCCGGCCACCTTCATCAGCTCCTGATCCTGCGACATGATCTGCGTCAGGGCGTTGAACGCCTCCTGCCGCCGCGTCTCGTAGTTCGGGCCGACTTCAACCGTCACGTCGTAGCGACCGATGCCCGGATTGAAGATCAACTGCACCTTGTCCGCGATCGTCGGATGCGGCGCCTCCTGCAGCGGCTGCTGCTGGTCCGGATCGACCGTCGCGAACGTTTCGGTGCCGTCCTCGCCGACGATACGTACGACGCGTTTCGTGTCGTAGATCTTCGGGATCAGGTCGATCAACACACGTCCGGTATAGCGGATCGCCCGCGCGACGTTGTCGATGAAGTGATACGTCGCGCGATCACCCTGCCGCTGACGCGCCTGAATGGCAACGCCGGCCTGCGCATTTGAAGGCTGCCCGAACTGCTCCTGATACTGGCCTGAGGCCATCATCAGCTCCTGCTGCGCGTTCTGCATGCCCGTCAGGTACGCATTAGCACCTACCGGAGGCTGCTCGCGTATCGGACGCTCGATCACCCCGCCATCTTCGCGGAGCGAGTTGTACGGCAGATACGGCAGGTTGTCCTTGTTCGCGTTCGCCCACTCGCTTTCATATCCCTCGAAAGCCTCGGCCGGCCCGATAAACGGCGTCTTGGTCTGCAGCGCGATGTACTCGACGTTCGCCGACGACATGTAGTTGTACATGCGCTGCGCGTCTTTCAGGTTCCGCGTGTGGCCCTTGCGCTCGACCTTGCCGTTGATGACGATTTCCTCGCCCACCACGCGCACGATCGGGATATAGCGGCCGGCCCACGGCCTCTGATCGATGATCTTGTCGCCGGCGATCAAGTACCACGTGATTTCCGGCTCGGTGATCTCACGCGTCTGGATTGACTTATCGGCTTCGATCGCCTTGCGCTCATCCGCGTCCTCGATCTCCGACAGGCGAACCGGGCCGCGCGTCGGGTGATTCACCAGCTTGTCGACCTTGGCCGTCTTGCGGAAGTACTCGCAGACGCGGATCTTGTCCTTGCTGATCCAGCCGTCGCTCTGCGTGTCATCGCCGAATACGACGCTTTGTGCCTCTTCGCCCGGGTACTTCGCCTTGAATTCAGCCTTCGACATCTCCTCGAACACGAACGCGAACTTCGCGTCCGAGCCATCAGCCGATTCGATGTCGCAGTCGAGGTAGATCGTCAGCGGATCCTTGACGCGGCGCAGGAAAATCTCCTGGTCGAACGAGCCGTCGTGCGCGTATTCGCAGACGATGCGCCAGTAGCCAAGGCCGCCCTGCACCGCGAACTCGGTCGCCGTGTCATAGACGATCTCAGCATGCGAGTTGTATTCGATGTGCCGCACGATCCCGTCCAGGATCTTCGCGATCTCGATGTCAGCGTCGCCGTCGACCGGCAGCGTCTTGACACTCGGCTTGTTCTGCTTCGCGTCGTTGATGATCTGCAGATTATGCTGACGCACCTTATTGATCGTCAGACACGGCCGCGCATCACCCTCGCGCGTCGTCCGGATCTGGTCGGGCCACTGCCAGCCGTTGTCGGCGTCCCCGTTAGAGAAACGCAGGTCTTCGACGAAGCGCTGACGAAACTCGGACTCGAACTCCTCGCAGCGCTCGAACCGCTCCTTCGCCTCGGCGACGATCTTCGATTCCGGCGACTCGGTCGCCTCTTTCGGTTTGCGGGCCATCAGCTCATCCAAGCGCCGCCACCGCCAATATGGCGCGGCCGCGGAGGTTTCGGTTCGGTCTTCTTCTTTCGCTCTGCCACGATGCCAGGGAACAGCTCGGTGAGCGCCCAGATCGCGGCGTCAGCGCGGTTCGGCGAGCGCGGGCCGGTATAACCAATGGTCGAGAACGCAGCCAGCTCGTCTTCCAGTTCCCGGAAATAGCCCACGTGACGAACTTTGCCCTGCTCGTAAAGCGACGAGAACGGCTCGGCACGCACGACCTTGCCGCGCGATGCTGTGACCTGCTTGTACGGTGTGCGCGTCCGCGCGGTTTGGATGACGTGCTTGACCATTGCCCCGCCGAAGTTGATCTCGCCGACCACGACATCTGCCTCGTGCCGCTCGTAGGCGTCGGTCGCGACCTTGCCCCACGTAGCTGGACCGGCCTTCACCGTGCAGTCTTCGATGAGGTATCCGTTTCCGTCGGTACCGAGGCCGGCCACGACGATGCCGATCGCGTCGTTATCCGCATCGGCCTCATCATCCGACCCGGACGGGTCGACCGCGACCACAACGCGCACCATGTCCGGCACTTCCCCGTCGATGACGCGCCAGCGCTCAATGTGCTCGTCCGGAAACAGCGCATTCGGGTTCGCGTCGGCGAATTCACCATCAAGGAATCTCTTGCGCATGCGCGCAGACATGCCCTGCAACGTGTCGAGATAGCCGGCGCTCAAGTTCTCTACATTGCTTTCCGGATTGATCTGGAAGTGCGCGTAATCGGCCGGATTCGCGATCGGGCGGCCACTGTCCGGATCGAGCTTCTGAACGAACAGCTTGTACGTCCAGTGCGCCTTGTTCGGCGGATTGCAGTCGTAGTAGAACCGCGTGCGCAGAGGCCGCGACTCGCGACCCTGGATCACCGTCTCGGCGAGCTGCGCGAGACGCGTGACGGCGAGTTCTCGCGAGCCGAACGGGATCTGCGAGCACTCATTGAGGTAGATCGTCGCGTATTCCTGCCCGAGGATCTTCTCGGTGCGTTCCTTGTCGTCGAGGCCGGCGAACCAAATCTGCGATCCGTTCGGCAGCTTCGCATACCAATCCGTCTTATCAAGCTGGTACTCAACGCCCGGGAACGCGATGCGCATCACCTTGGGGAAGGTGTCGGCGACGATCGACGACTTCACGTGGTTGAAGCGGAAGCGCGCGATTAGGTGTCGGCTGTTCGGCGCCTTCAGCGCGCGGAAGATGACGTTGCGCACGAGCAGGAACGTCTTGCCGCTGCGCGAACCCCCGAAGAGCATAATGTGCATCGCATCGCCGGCGAGCACGTGCTGCGCCGCTTCCTGCCGCGCCGTGAGTTTCATAACCGCTCGTCGAGGTCGGTTGCAGCGACAACGATCGGGCCACCACCCTTGCCGGCGTGCTCGTGGTCGACCTTGTCGCGCCACTTGCCAGGCTGCCGGTTCTTCAGCCAGAAAATCTGCGCAGTGACGTTCCCGGCGATCGCATTCGAATACAACGCGCCGACCACCTGCGCGTCTGCCACTTCCTTCGCCTGCTCAAGCGCCTCGGCAAACTCCGGATGCTGCTGCTTCCACGTGCGAATCGTACGATCCGTCGTGCCAAAGAAGCGCGCGAGATCGACGTCGGTTGCGCCGAGCAGGCAGTAGTTCCGCGCGAGCTCGACAAATTCGGGCTTGAACTTGCTCGGCGCGGCCATCACCGCACCTCGGCCAGAAAGCGCCGGGGAACCGCCCCCCGCTCACCTGTATCTACTAGTTCCACCTCAAACACATCGTGCTTGTGGCTGTCGGATTTGATGTCGTACCACCGCTCAGCAATAACTCGCACACGCTTGCCGTCGAACTTGCTCGTCGGACAGCAGATCACGTGCGTGGCTTCAGTGCGCATGGCGTTACAGAAGCTTCGCCAGGTGATCGCGCGCGGCCGTAACCTCGTGCGCGAACAGGTGAATGCCGGCAGCGATCTTGCGTTCCAGATCGGCGAGCATGGAGTCGAGCAGCAGGAGGTGTGAAGGGGCGTCGATGCCGCCGCCGACTGCCGGCGCGTCAACCAAGGGCGCTGCGGAGTTCGTCTGCGCATTGACTGCCGCAGGGAGCAAAGAATCGCTCAGTGGCGGCGTTGCCGCAGTTCCAGCATCGGACTCCCCCGCCGCGGCCCCGCCAGCCTCCTGCGTCAGCGGGTTGTCACTCGGCGGCAAAGGTTCGCCCGTCACTGCCGGCTCCGTGCTGCTTGGTGCTGCGTTGATGTCGTTCATGACTCGCTCCGTTCGTTGATGAGATTGCTGCCGCCCGTCGCCAGCACGAGTTCCGGAATCCGGCGGAGACCACTGGCTTCCAATACGTCAGCAGCTGCCGCGGTTCGCGCACTCACGGCTTGCGGAAGAATCACTTCTTGGCCTTGTGCTTCGCCGTGCGCTCGCCGCGCTTCGGTCCGTCGCCAAGTATCTTGTCGGCCTTGGCGTCGATCTTCGACTTCTCGCTGGAGGACATGCGGCCGGCGTTGACAGCCTGCGACGCGCGCGCCTTGGCGTTCGCGGCATGAGCCTTGTCGTTGACCGGATACGACCGATCCGGGCCCGCAAACGCCTTCGCAGGCAGCTTATCGCGCTTCTTCGTGCTCATCGTCGCCATGGCCAGCTCCAAAGCAAAAAGCCCGCTGGCGGCTGCCAAGCGGGCTTTCGGAAGGAATTCGGTTTTCTACGGGCGTGACTTCTCCCCACGGCGCGGATTATAGGCTGCTGCTATCGGGTTTACAAGGGGGATTCACGCAGCCTCCAGCAAGTCACGCGCCTCTAGCAGAGGCCGCAGCAGCTCCTTCGCCCGGGCATATTCATCGGCCAGTGGCGTCTGCAGTCTGATCGACGACCACGACCGCGCGCCACTGAATCGGTTGCGCATCTCAGTCTGGAGGGCAATCCGCGCGCGCAGGTCGAGGCGCGACACGCATGCGTCAACGGCCTCGCAGACGGCCTTGCGTGCCCGCGCGTCGGCCGCATCGGCCAGGTCCGCCGACTCGCGCCAGCCGGCCCGATATTCTCGGCATGCCGGATCGGCGCCCCCGTATCCGAGCTTCGGCCGATACGAGTCCTGCCAGTCGTACCAGTCCTCGAGCAGGTCGTCGATTTCGTCGTTGCGATTCATGCCGGCTCCGATCACGAAACGATAAATCCGACCGCGGCGAGCAACAATGAGCCCCCGAGCCAAGCACAGCCAGCAATGCAGCCACCGAAAAATGCCCCGATCCAAGGTCCCATGCAAACGTCCTCTCGCCCTTTCAGTACCCCCATTACGATTCCGATCACGACCATGACCAACAGTGCAGCGATTCCGATTTTCATGCCAAGCAGTTCGCTGGGCGTCGTGGTCGGGTGCAGGTACAGAACGCACTCCGCGTATGACTGCGAGCGCGAAACGTCGGCAGTAGCTTGGTTGTATGACGCAAGGTCGGCGATACAGCGTGCCGTATGCGCCTCCGCTTCTGCGCGCGCGGCATTAGCGGCTGCGATACTCGATTGCGTCGACGCCACGAGGGCGATGCTGGTGGCTGGCATGTACGGCTCCGGTTGTGTGTCAAAACGCCCGTATCGCAGGAGTCAGCGGCCGAGTGCGCATCGGCGTAGCGTGGTGCTCAGGATGCCGATCGCTGCGCATCGAATTTAGCGCTACGCACGGCGATGACGATGATGTGGCCGATCACCATCAGAGCGGGCAACCAGACGCGGTCGAAATAGACCGCGAGCACAAAAGCGATGGCAACCGTCGTCAGCATCGAAACCGCACTCCGAAACCTGATTGGGTTCTTGTCGATCGGCTTCTTGTCTAACGGAGAGCAAACCAGCGCGAACCAGGTCAGTCCGGTCACGAACCAGAGATAGCCGATGGCGACGCTAAGCGCGGCACCCGATTGGAAGGCTACCGCTGCCCACAGCAGGGCTGCGATAAACGCGTTGATGATGAGACTCATGCTGCTCTCCGTTGGTGCTGCTGGTTGTCGCGCCAGTCGAGGAACGGCCGACGCAGGAAGTGGTTGAATCGGTCGGCCGCGTGCTGATCGGTCGCGAGATCGCGGCGCGACTCGACCTTGCATACGGCGCGGATGAACTGCGCGGCCTCGTCGACCGTGACGGGATCGCCGTTGACGAAGCCACCTACCCACTCGCGGAACAGCGGGTCGCGGGTCAGGTTGCAGGCCAGCTGGCAGGCGCTGAGCTTCGGCTGGTTGTCGAGGTGGGCGAGGTTCATCGGGCCTCCCAGAGCGACTTCTGGCCGCGCAGGTGCGCAGCGGTGTCGACGCGCGGCCGCGCCGGCGTGTTCCAGTTGCCGCCGCCGCGCGCGCCGACCATGCGGCAGCCGGCGCCGCGGAGGCTTGCGCCGCCCTCGGCCGGCAGCGTATAGGTGATGAGCCGCGCGTACCCGAGTGCGCGGGCCGCGCGCCACGCGGCGCCGTAGAGCGCCGAGCAGGCATTGCGCGTGCCGTCGGTGCAGCAGCGCGTTACCTCGAGCGTCCAGCCGTCGTCGTTGCCGCGCGCGACCGGGCGGCCGACGATTGCGACACCGCAGATGCCGGTGCAATCGTCCCGGCCCATCAGCATGCCGTCGGCGACCGCGATGCTGAACTTGTGGCCGACGACAGGCGCGTGGTGCCGGTGATGCTCGGCGACGAATGCGTTCGCCTCTTCGAGCGAGATCGGAACGATTACCAGGCTCACGTCAGGTTCCTCTGCGCCCAGCGCGCGATCAGGATCGCGTCAGCGCGGCCGTCGTGCTTCTGCAGTGGGCAGAACGACTGGCCATATAGCTCGCGCGCAATGCGCAGGCTCTGGCGCTTCGTGTCCTCGGCAGCCGTGCGCTTGATGCCGAAAAAGCCCTGCCACTTCTGCGGCGAGACGAGTTCGACGGGATGGCCGCACAACTCGCACACGGTAGCAATCACGGCCTTCGTCGCTTCGAGCGACGCCATCGTCTGCACCGAGCCGCCCGCGAACGTGTTCAGCGCCTCCATAACGACGATCGCGCGCTCATCGGCCGGAACGAGTTCGCGCAGCCAGCGCTGCAGCGCGCTCGGGTCGATCTCGTTGCGCACCTTGCCCGCGCCCTGCTTCGCGCGGATCGGCATGTCGACGACACGCAGCCGACCAGTGTGGTCGAGCGCGGCCAACGCGCCGGAAATGCCCGGGTCGATTCCGAGGGTGATCATTTGCGCCTCCAGATGACACGTTTGCCATAGCGAGCAAGCAGGTAAATCGGAAGGAAAACCGGCCAACTGATTCCGCAAGCAAACGCCAACGCAGCATCCTCGACGGTAATCTCGCCGTCGCACCAGAATGCCGCGAGAAACACGAGCGCCCCGAAGGCCCACCAAGCGGCGAGGGTCAGCATGCGCCCTCCCTTTTATTGGCCGGAAGAATGCCCAGCGCAACAAGAGGATCTGCGCCATTCCGAATGCGCAGGTAGACGGAAGAACGTCCAAGCCCGAGTTCATCGCACCAATGACCGACCGCCTTCGTAACCCCTTGATGCTCAACCATGATGACGCTCTTGCGATTGAGCGATTGCTCCATCGGCGTTGCCCAGCGGCAATTACCGGGCTCATAGTTGCCGAGACTGTCGGGAAAGCGGTCAAGCGTTGTTCCGGCCACGCGAATTCCCATATCTTCGAGAAAAGCCTCAAACCGAAGCCATCGCTCGCAAACGGTTATCCCCCGCGCGCCATATATTGCAAATTTCTTGTTCTTCGGATTCAGGCAGCGCTGCTTCATGCAGTCCCACGACCTATAGGTCGGCGTCCCAATCATTCCGTGTTCCATTTGTCGGCTCATTTGGTTGCTCCGGAAAGAAACATACGCGCGCGGACATGTGCGTTCAGCGAGCCCATTGCTTCCTCCATTCCGACGTTTCGAGGTCGAGAAACTGCGCCCCATCCACCCGGTGATCCCGGAATTGCAGGGATGCCGGGTCGAACCAGAGCTTCAGACTCCCCTCCCACGTGTAGTGCCGCTGCTTGGCGCAGATCAGAACCGTGTCGGCTTGAGCCTCGAAAAGTGCCCGTTTTTCCTCGTCGAGATCCTTGCGCAGCTCCGTTTCCTTGCGCTTATTCCGATGCACGATGAGCAAGTTGTCGACAAGGTCCGTGATTTCGCCCGCGCCCTTCAGGTCGAACTTGTCCGGAACGTCGGTCTCACGCTCGCCCTTGCGGATGTGGTGCACGAGGTGGATGTGCAGCCCGGTATCCCGGGCGAGCGAACAGAGCGCATCGACGAACGCCTTCTGACCGGCGTAGTCGTCCGGGGCGATGCCGCACTTCATGAGGCTATCGATGACCATGTGCGCGACGCCCAGCTCGTTGCGGCAGTATCGCGAGACGGCCAGCATCCGGTCGCGCTGCACGGTGCCGATGTGGTTGTAGATCCAAAGCCGATCGTCGGTCCAGCGCTCGAGCGCACGCAGGTACGGCACGGCCGGTTTCTCCTGACACGCAGCCTGGCGCGACATGCGCTCCATGGTCTTGTGCGGCGGCATTTCCATCGAAGCGATGCATGCGCGCTCGCCCTGCGACATCACGTGCAGAATCACCTGCCCGAGCACGCCGGACTTGCCGTGACCGTTGATGCCACCCCAGAGCGATACCTCGCCGGGGCGGAAGGCCAGATCGCGACCGAGCGTCGACCAAGGCGTCGACACGCCGGTCTGCTGCTGCGCTTCGCCGTGGAACGCATCCACGACCATGTCGAAGAATTCGGACGCTCGACGAACGTCCGCGCGACCGTCGTCCGCGTCGTTGACGTACGCGTTCCAGTCGATCGAATCGGGGATCATGCGTGCCACTGCTGGGCCTCCTGTGCGGCTTTGATGACGAGCGTGCAAGCCTCGTCGTAGGGGGTTGGAATGGACTTTCCGAGTTCGCCGAAGATGCGCAGCGCAAGCGCCCGAGCGTCGTCCCAGCAGGGACCGCCAAGCGCCATGGGGCACCAGTCGAAAACGCGGAAGTCGGTGATGCGGCGCCATTCGCCCAGCTCGACGCGCGGACCTTCGCGGAAGGTCAGCACCATGCGCCGCGGCACTACTGCCGCCATGTCGACGAGCGAACGCAGAAGCGCCGGAAACGCGATCGAAGCCGAAGCGAACGCCTCGACGTCCAAGGCCGCAATCGGCCGCCAGTCGTAACGCTCGTGGGTACTCGCATGCAGCGTCAGGTTCGAAAACTCGAGCGAGCCGACGAACGACACCAGCACCGAGTCGGCCGGAGCCTGACGGCGACGGCGCATGGCGACGAGAGCTTCGGAGTTGGCGGGATAGCGGGCCATGGCGATCACGCGAAGGGGTTGTCGACGAGCTGCCCGCGCGCGTTGCGCACCAGCTCGGAATCGGTTGAACCGTTGGGCTTCAGCGCCCCCAATGCGCCCGCGTACTGCCCGAACTTCTCGGCATTGAACAGCGTTGCGGGACGCAGGTACTCGCACATCTTCGGGTCATGCGCCCAGTCTCGAACCTTCGCGTCAACGACGGCCTTCAGCTGCTCAACGGTCGCACCTTCACGAATGCGAGCTGCGATCAGCTTCGTGTTCGCAGGAACCGGCTGGAAATTTCGATTCGCTTTCGCGTTCAGGTAGCCGAGCACGTCCTTCGCAGCGCTCGGCGTGCCCGACATATCCTCCTGTTCCTGCTCCTGTTCCTGCTCTTGGCTTCGATGGGGCTCCGAAGGGGCTTCTGAGGGGCTAAGTTCAAACGCCTTCGATTCGCGCTTTTTTGTCAGGTTGAACGCCTTCGCGTATCGGTCGTAGAAGCCCGACAGGAAAGGGTTTTCGGGGAGTTGGTTGTATTCGTTCTGCACGCCGATTGAGCGCTTGTCGCTCTCCGACAGCTTCTCTGCGATCTGGAAGCGGGCCATTTCGAACACCCAGACCATCTCCGACTCTCGGTCGTACGCGCAAAATCCGGCGTCGATACACCTTTGAAGCCCCTTCGATGCCCCTTCGATGCCCAATCCGGTTTCATGCGCGATGAGCAATTCGGGCTGGTAGAACAAGCCGAGCATGTTCGAATGCGGCGACGTCATCAGGTAGAGGCCGACGACGACCGCCTCGGCGCCGGCCTTCTTCAGCTTCTTGCCGGTTTCGCCGATCCAAAATTTCGGGGAGACGCGCGAGTAATCACGCATGGCGCACCTCCGCGTCGGTGAGAGGATTCAGGAGTTCGTTCACGGCTGTTCCTCGCCTTCCGTCCCCGATTGTCCCAGTTTGGGCCGCCGCTCGAACTCGATCACGGCGGGGTGCATCACGCCGTACGCGCTTTTCAGCACGTGGTAGCCGAGGTAATCGGGGGTCGACACGCCCTGCTTCGCAGCCTGCGTCGCAAGGTCCGCCGCTGCAGCCAGCGGCAGCAGCACCGGCTGCTCTACGCGGTCTTCACTCATGCGCGCACCTGCGGGCCGATCTGTCCCGCGGCGGCACTGACGCCGACCAGCTGCGCGGGCAAAGTCCCTACTGCGCCGAACAGCATCAGCTCGGTCAGCCGCGCCAGCGCAGCGGAATCGCTGTCGATGCCGTGCAGCGCCTTCCAGGTCTGCAACGCCTCGTACGCCGCATCGCGCAGACGCGTCTTGACCTCGTTCCGGTATTCGGCCCGGGTCGCCTTCGCGGTCTTCATGCGGCCACCTGGGCGTGTTGATTGGCGAAGCCGTCCGGAATGGGCTTTCCATGCTGGACAGCGGCACCGATCACCATCGCCGTGCGTTGTTGGTCGAGCTGATCGGGCCATTGCGAGACGGCGCCCTTGGTAATGCCGAGCGCTCGGGCAAGTGCAGCGCCACTGCCAAAGATGTCCGTGGCTTGCTGTTTCGTGAGGTTCATACCTTCGGCTCCAATAGGTCTTGCCGTGAGTATAGAACCCTAAACTGAATTTGGAAAGTGTTCTAAACCATGCTTCGTTTAGATTTCTATCCCATGAACACGCTAGAAGATCGAATCCGCGCGGTGCTTTCCGAGACTCAGGCCGAACAGGTCGAGCTCGCGGATGCGGCCGGCGTGACGAAAGGCACTGTGAGCCAATGGCTCGACGGAAAGATCAAGTCGATCAAGCTCGAATACGCAGTCGGTATCCAGAAGCGATACGGCTACAACCCGGTCTGGCTCGTCATGGGGGAAGGCGAAAAGAAGCTGGGGACGCCCGGATACGCGAATGTCGCGCCGGCGCAAGTTGGATCTCGTCGCGTTCCGCTCATCAGCAGCGTCCAAGCAGGACGCATGACGGAAGCAGTCGACCCGTTCCCGCCAGGCGGGGCGTTCGAGTATTTGCTCACCGACCTCGATCTATCCGACTACGCCTTCGCGCTCGAGATCGAAGGACTGTCGATGGCCCCGGATTTCAATCCGGGTGATCGCGTCATCATCGATCCGGCGATCCAGCCACGCCCGGGCGATTTTGTTGTCGCGAAGAATGGCCGAGAAGAAGCAACCTTCAAGAAATACCGTGCGCGCGGCGTCGGTGCGGATGGGCGAGATGCGTTCGAATTGATCCCGCTGAATCCGGACTATCCAACCATCAGCAGCGAGCATGAGCAGGTGCGAATCATTGGAGTGATGGTCGAGCACCGGCGGTACCGAAAAAGATAACCAGACCACTTCGGGGAAACGAAATGCGAAAAATCATCGGTGCCGCGGCGTTTGCCTTGGCGCTTGCAGGGTGCGCGACTTACGACCTCGCGCTGATGCCGCGCGGGCCGGGGAAGATGGCTCACGGCACCGCGAAACAGATCGACAAGACCGTTTCGATCACGATCGACGAGCGAACCTACCACGGGAAATTCGCCTACGTCCAAGGCGGCGCATTCACCCTCGGGACGGCGTTTTCTGGCGGTCAAGTTGCCACCGGAAATGCTGTCGGCATCAGTGCCACGGGCAATGGGAACGTACTTGCGCAGTCGGCCGATGGGCACAACCTCCGCTGCGTCTTTTCGTTTAGCGGATGGAGCCAAGCGGGCACCGGAACGTGCCTGACTGACGATCAACAGCTGTACGATCTGCAAATTTCACGATGAAATTCGCTATCTGCGCCTTCGCGATGCTGATTGCGAATACGGCATCTGCCGAGTGTGTCGTTAGCCAGTCCACCGCCACGCATGTGCAAGTCATCGATAGCGGAACCCTCCTCATCTATGGGGGCGCGGCTGGACATACGATGATGCGCTCTCTTACTCCACTCTTACCCGGCGGCCAGTTCGCTATCGGCAAGGACAGCTTCTGCGATTTCGACTCGAGCGCACTATTCATGAACGGGCAGCCGATTCTCATCCAGGAAATAAGGCACCTCTACTGATCTCGCACAAATGCTCATCCCGCCCGGCGGGATTTTTTTCGACCTCATGGTTTAGAACACTTGACTGCATCAGGATAGTTTTCTAAACTGGCCTCAACATCACCTCCGACACCGAGGCCACCATGCTCCACCCCGCCACCACCGAACGCGCAGCCGACTTCCGGACCGATCGCCAGCTGCAGCAGTTCAACGACGCGCAGGACGCGGCCGACGTGCGGCTCGAACGTGCGGCGGCTGCCGTGACGCTCGACGACGTGCTCGAGGCATTCGCCGGCCTCAACGAATCCGAGCAGCGGAAGCTCGTCGACGCCTACCGCGACACCTCAGACCGCGCCCACTTCCAATGGATGCTGATGAGCATGTTCGAGGACGCGTTCGCCGCGGCGGCGAAGCGCATCGCCGAATACTCGGGCGGTGGTCGCGTGCCGGCCCGTGTGCGCCTCTTCGACGAGGCATGACATGCACTCCATCCAATTTTTCGTCGTTGGCGTCCTCGCGGTGCTCGTGCTGACGCTCGTGATTTTCGCGGTCGAGGCGATTAAGCGCCGCGGTCGCTCGCACTGAACCCCTCCCGCTACAGGAGAACGACCATGAAGCGCTATCGATCCATCGATTACGGCCGCGTGACAGCCATTGCGGGCGACCCGCTGATCGGTTCCGAGCCGACTACCGCAGAACCGAAGAAGCCTGCATTCATCGTTTTCTTTCAAAACAAAAACAGCGGCTACTTTCTGCGCGGCGAAGGCGACGACATACGCGACTACGGCGGCACGCACGTACCCGCAGAGGCCGCGCGATTCAAGACCGCGCGACAGGCGCGCGAGTTGGGCGAAGCGTACTTGCGCATGTGTCGCTCCGATCCGGAGCGCAGCAGCGTTACGGTACTAAAGCAGGTTTGACCAACCGCGCCCGCCCTGCGGGCAATCACACCACACCACACCGAGGATAGACCATGAGCGAGATCAATGAACAGCCGTCCGCGCTCGACTGGCTCGAAACAGAAATTTCGGCTGTCGATTGCTGGTATCGCGGCGATCCGAGCTATGAGCACGACGCGTACTGGATGAAAGAACGCGCACTGAAGTTGGTGCAAGAGGCGAAAGCTATCTTCGCGCCGGACGTCGAGGCAGACGCGCTCATGGCTCTCGAAATGCTCGCCTCCGAAGCCGACGCGGGCACGGTCATGATCCCGTCCGGCCTGCGCCTGACCATCGACGCCGCCCTCATCAAGGCCGGCCGTAAGGCTGCGCCGGAGCCGGTGCGGCACGTGACGATCGCAGGAGGTGCGGCATGAAAGCGCCCCGCTACGTCATCGAAGGCACCTGGGCCGGCTATCGGTCGAGCCAAGATCGCGTCGTGCATCGCTCGGTTCACGACGGCGCAGAGAAGAAGCTGCGCGCATGGGCCGAACGCACGTTCTCGATCGCCTATACGGACGGCACGCGCCTGATTCTGTCGGTGCGCGACTGCAAGCCGCGTGAACGGATCGACGTGCGCGCCGGATACATGAAGCTGATCCGCGACTGCGCCTTTCACGACGTCGACACCGTTGATGCGCTCGTCGAGGCCGAGAAAGCGCTCAAGGCGCGGGCACGGGAGGCATGATGCGCGCCCCTCTCAACAGCCCAACGCTTGTATCGCGCGGTTACAGCCGATCGGTTGTATCGCGCCCGGCGGGCGACAACGACCTGCTGCGTTCGTGCGCGCGTGTGCACCGCTCGATCACGATCGCTGCTGCGTTCGGCCTGTTCGTGTGCGTCGGCGTGCTCTGGTACGTCGCCGTTGCGATCCGCGCAGGAGGTGCCCTGTGAAGCGCCTGATCCGAAACGTGTTCGAACTCGTGTCGCTTTGGGCGGTGCTCGGCGTGATCTTGTTCCTGATCGTCTGGCTCGTGCTGCCGCAGCTTTTCGAAGTCTCGGCCGCGCGCGGCGTGTGGGGTGCGTGATGCTGATCGAACATCTGGACATCGACGAATACCACCGGCACGCCGCAGTCAGCAAGTCGCAGCTCGACACGATCAACGTGTCGCCCGCGCACTTCTGGGCGCTGCATCGTGATCCGGCGCGGCCAGCACCGACCACGCGCAGCGGCCAGCTCGAGGGCCAACTCGCGCACTGCGCGATCCTCGAGCCGGACGAGTTCGGCAAGCGCTATGCGCTCGGCCCGACGCTGAACCGCAACACGAAGGCATGGAAAGAGTTCGTCGACGAGAACGCAGGCCGCATCGCGATCCAGCAGGACCAGTACGACACCGCCTGGCGCCAGTCGGACGCTGTGCGTGCGCTGCCGGAGATTCGCGAGGCGCTGTCGCGCGGCCGCGCCGAGGTGTCGGCATTCTGGACCGATCCGGCGACGGGCGTAGCATGCCGATGCCGGCCGGACTGGGTGCATGACCTGACCGAATCGAATGTGCTGCTCGTCGACCTGAAGACGTTCAGCAGCGCTGGACCGGACGAGTTTCGGCGGCAGGCTGCGCGCAAGCGCTACCACGTGCAGGACGCGTTCTACAGCGACGGCTACGAGGCCGCGAGCGGCAAGGAAGTGCGTGCGTTCGTGTTCGTTGCCGTCGAGACGGAATGGCCGTTCGCCGCGCACGCAATGATGCTCGACGACATGTCTCGCGAACAAGGTCGCTCGGACTATGCACGCAATCTCGCGACCTTCGCGCGCTGCGAGGACGCCTGCGAATGGCCCGGCTACTCGAAGGAAATCACCCTGATCACGCTGCCCCAATGGGCTTTCACTACGGACGAGGCATGACGATGGCAACGACAACCAACCTGGCCCAACTCAAGTCGACCTCGAAGATGGTCGCACGCGAGGCCGGTATCGGCAGCGTGAAGCAGTTTTTCGAATCGCAAAAGGCGACGCTCGCCGCGGTGCTGCCGAAGCACGTCAGCCCCGATCGCATGCTCAAGATCGCGCTCGGCGCGCTGCGCACGACGCCGAAGCTGATGGAGTGCACGGTAGAGTCGCTGATGGGCGCCGTCGTGCAGTGCTCGCAGCTCGGCCTCGAACCGAACACGCCGCTCGGCCATGCCTACCTGATCCCGTTCGATAAGCGAAAGAAGGTCGGTAACGATTGGGTAACGGACAAGACCGAAGTCCAGATCGTGATCGGCTACAAAGGCCTGATCGATCTCGCGCGCCGCTCTGGCCAGGTCGTGAGCATCGCTGCGCACGCAGTGCATGAGCACGATCACTTCGAATACGCGTATGGCCTCGACGAAAAGCTTGAGCATCGCCCTGCCATGACGCGCCGCGGTGACGTGATTGCCTTCTACGCGGTCGCGAAGCTGGTTGGCGGCGGCCATGCGTTCGAGGTCATGAGCGCTGAGCAGGTCAACGAGATCCGCGACGCGAGCGAGAACTATAAGGGCGCCGTCCGCAAGAAGAAGCAAGCCGAATCGGTCTGGGGCCAGCACTACGAAGAAATGGGTCGCAAAACCGTGCTGCGCCGCCTGTTCAAGTACCTGCCGGTGAGCATCGAGCTCGCGAGCGCGGCCGCGATCGATGATGTCGGCGCCTCTGGCCGCTCGCAGGCGCTCGATACCGTTCTCGACGGCGACTACATCACGCCGACCGACGACGAGCCGGACGACGACGGCGAGATCGATCCGCCGGCCGGCCTGACCGATCAGCGACAGCAGCAACGCGACATGGCGCTGCCGTCCTATGACGAACTGCTCGCGAAGGTCCAGAAGGCCGACAACACCGATGACCTCGACCTCGTGCTAGACAGCGCGCGCGAGCTGCCGCAAGCCGAGTACGTGAAGCTCGAGCAGGCGTATCAGGATCGCCGCGAAGTGCTGCTCGGCGCGTAACCCTTCCCTCATCACCCGGAGCAACCATGAGCAAGCAATCCGAAGCCAAGGAGAAACAAGGCTGGCGCAAGAAGCCGAACATGTGCGCGGACTGCGCACACTTCACCAGCCAGAAGACCGAGGAGAAATACCTCACTTGGACATGGACGAAAGAGTCATTCCTGCGCTGTTCTCTCGGCGACTTCAAGACCGGAAAGAGCAACACGTGCGACCGCTTCAGTGCGAAGCCGGATGCGCAGTGAACCACCAGCCGCGCGGCATCCGTCGCGCGGCAACCACCGGCCTCAACGGTGGGTGCTCGATGTGACGGGTGGGCTCCGTCACTGCACCGACTCGACTCCCGGCGCTTTCATGCAAACAGCTGCCACATGCTAGCCGAGCACCCGCCATTGAGGCTTGATCTACTGATTTAGAGGATGACGATGACTTTCCGATTCGGCTCCGTCTGTAGCGGTATCGAAGCAGCCAGCTGTGCCTGGCATCCGCTCGGATGGCAAACCGCATTCGTGAGCGAGATCGAGCCGTTTCCGAGCGCCGTTCTCACGCACCACTACCCGACCGTCCCGAACCTCGGCGACATGACCAAATTCAAGGATTGGCCCGATGCAGCTATCGATCTTCTCGTCGGAGGAACTCCCTGCCAAAGCTTCAGCGTCGCCGGACTTCGAAAGGGACTGGCTGATCCGCGTGGCAACCTCATGCTCACCTATCTTGCCATTGCTCAGCGCTACGCTCCCCGCTGGCTGGTTTGGGAAAACGTCCCCGGTGTCCTGTCGTCAAACGATGGACGGGATTTTGGAACCTTCCTCGGCGGCCTGGCAGAACTCGGGTATGGGTTCGCATACCGCGTTCTTGACGCTCAGTTCTTCGGAGTGGCCCAGCGACGCCGCCGTGTGTTCGTTGTCGGACATCTTGGAGACTGGCGACGTGCCGCAGCGGTACTTTTTGAGCGCGAAAGCCTGCTCGGGCATCCTGCGCCGAGCCGCGAAACGAGGCAAGGAATTGCCCCAACCCTTAGCGCGCGCACTAAAGGCGGTGGCGGACTAGGAACCGACTTCGATTGCGATGGCGGCTTGATTCCCGAAATCGCTCGCGCCCTGACGACGAGCAATCAGAGAATTGATGCGGAGACGGAGACGTTGCTCGTTGCTCACGAGTTGCGCGGCGAGGGTTTCGACGCAAGCGAGGATGGAGCCGGTCGGGGCACTCCGCTCGTCCCATGCCAGCCATACACGCTCGCGATTCGCGGTCGCGATGACGGGCATGCACTCGAATATCGGCAGGACGGGACTGCGAACGCGATTCTCACACCGAATGGTGGACGTGGAGGCATCGGGGTTGGCGCGATTGCCTTCGCCGAGAACAGTCGCGCCGAACTCCGACTCAAGGGTGGCGACGGTCGGCGCGTCGGCGCAATTTCAACCGGCGGTGGCAAACCAGGACAAGGCGCCCCGATGATCGTTCATTCGATCTGCCTCGGCAGCGACCCAATCAATTCCGAAGATCTCGCGCAGCCGATTACGCGACGTAACGGTGATCCGGGAACGATCTCTACCGGGAGCGCGGTTCGTCGCCTCACCCCTCGCGAATGCGAGCGCCTGCAAGGCTTCCCCGACCACTACACCCTCATCAACGTGCGCGGCAAGCCTGCCGCCGATGGCCCGCGCTACAAGGCGCTCGGCAACAGCATGGCCGTGCCGGTGATGCACTGGATCGGCAAGCGCATTGAGTTCGTCGAATCGCTCACCACCTGAGGATCAAACACCATGACGACCAACGAAACCCCCGCATCCGTCCGCGTATGCGCAATCGCCGACATCCAATGCTCACGAGGGTGTGGCAACGGCGCGTGCAAGCGCGAGGCCGAATCGTTGCAGCCCGCAGCAGCGCCGATCGTCCGCGTCAACCGACATGCCGTCATGCGGCTCAAATCGATCTGCCGTAAGCTCGGCATCGAATCGGCGGTCCCAGAGGAGGTCTTCGTCGATCCGGACGGCCTGTTCGCGATATTCGGCCAGATTCGTAGCGCGATCGATCACTTGGCACGCCCCACACCCTTGCCGAGCGGCGTACTGCATACGCTTCGAGCCGCGAAGCAGTTTATCGCGAACGGCGTCGAACTCGGATACATCCGCATGCCGGATTCCGACTGCCCCGATCCCGCGCACGAAGTGCCGAAGCTGATCGACGAGGCGATCGCCTCGCTCAGCAACGCATCCTCGCCGGCGGACGAGCGGGCGGCGCCTGACGTGCCTGAGAAGCGCCACGCGACCGATCCCGAGCAGCAATGGCAGCAGTTTTGGCGGGAGATTTGCACCAACGCTGACGGCTCGATCAATCTGGAACAGGTGAAGCGAGAGTTGTCCGACTTCTCGATGCTCCTGTCGTGGGTGCCGCGCGTCTATATGCACGTCACCGGTGGGAAGGTGTCGAAGGAAAACACGTGGCCCAGCGTCGTCATGTCGCTGCATGACGAGCATGTGAATGAACTGGTCGAAGAAGCGTTGCGCTCGGAACTCGAAGAACGCGCCGCATCTGCCAACGAGACGGGGGCACCTATCGGCTGGGCGTGGATTTCTCCGACCGGTCATATCTCGCGCTTCAGCGTCGATTTCGATGGCAAACACGATCAACTGGCGACTGGATGGAAAGTTCGGCCGGTAGCGTTCTGCGACTCGGCAGCCAACGAGACGGGGGCGGAAGGGGCAGCGATCCCGGCCGGCTATGCGCTCGTGCCGATCGAGCCGACACCGGAAATTCTGACGGCCATCTGGCAGAACGAGCGCGATTCGCGTCGAGCATGGGAGTGCGCGATCGCGACGGTACATCAGCCCGCGCAGGCAGACGCTCGGGTCGGGCTGACGTATCAGCAAGTCGAGGCTTTGGCCGCGAAGCACCAGTTCGACATGACCTCGTTCGATTACGTCGATTCCAACAGCCTCGTCGATCTCGTGAACGACGCACTGCGTTCGATTGGACAGCCGAAGCCGCGCGCCGAGGTGACGGAGGAACAGCCGAGCCTCACGAATCCGCTCACGCCATACGGCATGCTCTGCAGGGCGCTCCGGATCGTCACTGGCTCGCTGCTGTACGACATGGCGAAGCACATGCGCATGTCGCCCGCGAAGCTGTCCGCGATGGAGTTCGGCCGCGAGCCGGTGACGCCCGAGATCGTGCGCGAGGTCGGCACGTACTTCGAGAGCCTGGGTGTGCACAACATGCGGCCCGCGCTCCAGTTCGCCATCGACGCCGCCCGCGCCCAAGGAGACTCCCATGAGTGAGCTGATTCTGTCGCGCGAGGAAGTCAAAGCGCTGTACTCCAAGCACTTCGTCAATCCATACGATCTGCTGCCGCTCTGGGCGGAGGCTTTCTCCGCCGCCCTCGAATCCGCCATTCTGGAGAAGCTGTGCGGGGAGCCGATCTATCAGACGCGCCAGCTTTCGGACGAGGCGGCGCAATGGGACGATGTGCACGAAGCCACACATTCGGCCTGCGCGTCTCAACCTCAGTTTTACGAAACGCGCATCGTCTACGCCCTCAACCGGAGCCAATCATGAAGATCACCGATGACATGCTGACGGAGTGGTTTCCGATGGGTGTGAAGCCGGTCCGAGGCGGTGAATACGAGGGCCGAGAACGCAGAACGCGCCTACGTATACGCGTGTTTTGGCGGAAGCTGGACGATACCAATCATTTCGACTGGTACGTCTACAAAGGCACACTCGGGCCGTTCGCGCTCTGGGAATGTGTGTCGGACAAATTGTCTGCGTGGCGGGGGCTTACGGAGAAGCACCATGGATGAGCGCGAAGATTCGAAGATCCTGAGACGCCGCGACGAAGAACACGTGTCGATTTTCAAGGCGCGCACTGGCATGGGCGCCGTGATCATGGAAGGGCAGGAGATCGGCGCAGTCGTTCGATATATCGAGGCGCTCGAACGGGACGCCGGCCGCCGCACCACTCCCGACAGGGACGCCATCATCGAGGAATGCGCGTCATATCTGGACCGGAAATGGGATAGCGCTGCTGCACTACTGCGCTCCCTGAAGACCACTCCGACCACCGCACCGAGGGAGGAAGGCAATGGCTGAGATAGACGTGAAGACTGCACGCGCAATCGCGAATGACCTGCGGGCATCGTTCGGATCATGGACCAAACCGTATCAAGCCGCGAACTTCTTGACCGACCTTTGCGACCGCCTCGAAGCTGCGGAGAAAGATGCGGAGCGGTATCGCTGGTTGCGTGACAACAAACATCTGGACGCGTGGTGGTCAGTCACCGGTCCAACCGACCGCTGCGAAAACATCGACGCCGATATTGATGGAGCTATGACTGACGCCCTCGCGCAACGACAGGGAGAAGGATCATGAGCGACGTCTTGCCGTGCCCTTTCTGCGGGAAACCGCCTTATGTGGCCAAAGAGATTGACCCTGACGAATGGTGGTACGTCGCTTGTCAGACGCCGGGTTGCATCTTACCGACTGCGGCGGGATACACATCCATCGAATCGGCGATTGCGAAGTGGAACCGCCGCGCCCCTGCTAGTGAGAAGGAGGCATCTTGAGCGACCAATGCAGATGCCGCGCATGTATTCGTGAGCGCGGCGACACGATTCATGGGCTGCCGCGCGAGCTTTGCGAGTTCATCATATGCCAGACATGCGGCAATAAACGCTGCCCGCACGCGACAGACCATCGCCATGCATGCACCGGTAGCAATGAAGCCGGGCAGCCCGGCAGTGTCTATGGGGTGCCTGCTAGTGAGGGAGAACAGAAATGACCAGTCGCCGCATCAACAGCACCGCCGTGTTCAACGTCCTGCGCACTGGCACGCACACCGCGCGCGAGATCGCGACCGAGCTGCAGACATCGACGGCGTTCGTGCAGAGCTTCCTCGACACGCTGTTCTACGCCGGCCGCATCCGCATCGATCGGCGTGTGCGCGCGGACACGGCATACGAGCCGATGCCGGCCGCAATGCCGCGCGTGCCGCTCGACACGCCGGCCGCGGGCCCGCGTCTCGCACCCAACCTGCAATCCACGCTCGCCGGCTACGATCGCGAGATCAGCCGCCGCGTCGAGCTTGCTATGACCACGAGGGCACGATGACTCAACTCGAAGAACTGAAACTCGCGCACCAGGCCGTGCGGCTCTATGCCGAATCGCACCCGCGGCCGGTCCACGTCACCCAGGCTCAGGCGGCTGAAATGCTCGGGATCACGGCGCGCACCGTGCACACTCTCGTGCGCACCGGGAAACTGAAGCTGAACGGCATCGGGCGCATCCCTATCGCTCAGATCGATGAACTGATCGCTGCCCGCAACGCATAA